CATCTTCATTCCTCAGCGGCTTATGACCGCATGTTATTAAAAGTTGTGTGGTTAGAACGGTATATCATCATCGAAATCATCAAATCCGCCCGGTGCTTGTTGCTGTGGCGCTTGCTGAGCTGGCGGATGTTGTGGCGCTTGCTGTTGCGACGGCTTAGTAAATCCCCCTTGCTGAGCTGGTGCACTATCCCGTCCGCCAATAAACTGCATTTCATTGCCGATGATGTCCGTTGAGTAACGGTCATTGCCTTGCTGGTCTTGCCATTTGCGAGTTTGCAAACGACCTTCGATATAAACCTGCGAGCCTTTTTTTAAGTACTGCGCCGCGTTCTCAGCCATGCGGCCAAACAACGTAACACGGTGCCATTCTGTAATATCCGCACGCTGGTTATTATTAGGCTCCTTTGGGCCTAGTTCGTTTGTTGCCACATTCAAGTTAACAACCTGGGTTCCTGAAGCCGTGGTGCGAACTTCAGGGTCTGCCCCTAGCCTGCCTAAAATTATTACTTTGTTTACTGTGCCTTTAGCCATTGTCTAAGTTCTCCAATATAAATTTTCTGTAATCTGGGTCTTCTATTGTGAGAGCTGCTTCGCTGTTTTCGCGCACCGCGGCTATCCACGCCTTAGTATTATCATCAAGTACCGGCTTTGCCTTTTCTGCTTTTAACTCAGCCACATACTTATGATCATCGAAAAGCCCCATAAACACGTCAGCGTTAAAGCCTATCTTTGACAGCGCTTTAGTTAATGCGTCAGTCTCTACCTTCTTTGCAAAGTCGTTATCTGCTTTAGTTTTGGCGTTATCAATATACGCTCCAATACTCGATATAATTGGGAATTCGCCATCTGGATAGAAGAAGATACCTTTGAATAAAATCACCCCATTCATTGAGGCTAATCCGAAATCGATTGATATATCCTTAAACCCCCATGTTTTGCCGTATGGCCCAAATTCCTCAGTTGCCTTAAGTATTTGATATTGTGGCGCAATAGCAGTTATTTTATTGCCTCGCACATTTGCCGCTTTTGTGTGTTTTGGGTCTGTTTTACACACCTTATTCCATAAATCTAAATTACTCATGGAGGCCTCCAGAAAAGCTTAGCTTGTTGTAAATGTCCCGAAGTACTTTAACGTCATCCCCGCAATATTCAGAAATCTTTGCTATATTGCCTTTTTGGTACTCAGGCCAAACATCTGCACCAGTCATCCCGGCGCCCTTGCCCTCTACGCCTAAAATGCCAGCTAAGCTGTCTAGACTGATCATTCCCTTATATCCAGCCCAAGCTTCCATGGTGCAGTATCTTTTTTCGCCCTGGCGTTGATGTGGGTCAAATTTAAACTTGGGCCATACGCCATTGATAACTGATCGCTTCCATAAAAAAGGAAAGTCAAAATTAGCATTGTGGGCAATAAACTGCTTAGGCTTGCTCATCGTTGTGTCAGCAATATCTTGCCAAAAATCCTCTAGTAACTTAGCTTCAGTGTAGTTTTCTACAGAGCGTCGAATAATGGAGCCCCCATTAAACGCGCAACTAATGGCTATTATTTCACCGTAAGCACCATCAAATGACGTTTTAAGCCACTTCTCTTCAGCCTGTGCCTTTTCTGCGTCTGCGCCCTTTTGCTCAACCCATAAAGCCTTAAGGTCATTGGCGCCAGTAAATTTAATTGTGTCAGCATCAAGGCCTAGATCTTTGCCAATATCACCTTTAGTTGTGAATGGGCATTTAACTGGCTCGCCCATATATCGCTCAATAGCACCATCTGATTGATCTGGAATTGTTTCTATATCGACAAATATTTTCATAATTTATACCCCTCTGATTTACTTTCCTCTATCCCGTATTGAAACCCATAGCCGCGTTGATAGTTTTCAGAACGTTTAGGGTCAGCATCTTTACCCTGCTTACAATCTCGCTCGCCGTCAATGAAGTCACATATATTCGGCGTTGATACTGCTATTACCTCTGTCATGCTTATTACCCCCGATCAATCCATGTGTAAGTTTTCATGTTGAAGTCTTTAAGCTCTCGCTTTAACTCCTCTAAAACCCAGCCCTGTACGCCGCTTACTCGTAATCTTCCTATGATTAGCTGGGCTGCCTGCCTAACTGCTGAATTGGAGACTTCGATGTCTCTCTGAGCTTGCTCACGTGCTATTCTTATTTCCTGATAGTTCATACCCTACCCCTTAATCAGCATGATTCATCACATGGAGCGCACCCGCACGTTTCGCATATGCATGGCGAGTATGCGCACACATCATTTGAATACCCATCAGCGTCTACATTAGATTCGCAATCTGGGCATTTACCTACAATTTTATCAGTCGTTCCAATCGCTTCACTGCACATACCTTACCCCTTACTGTTAGTGGCTTTAGCTAGTGCATCACGCAGCTTCCCTAGGCTCTCAGCTAGATCATCAGCCAACTCATGGCTCACTGGGCGGCCTTCTCGCCTAAGCATCTGAATAGCCACGATGACTGGCTGTTCAATGTCTACGCACGCTTCATGCATGTCTGGCGCTGCTGCTATTAGTGCTGCAACTTCTTTTTTGTCATCATCTGATCCAAGGGCACATACATTTTGCGCTATATCTCCGATACCATCTTGTGTGCCAATAAATGGGTCGCTTTCATACCATTTACAGCTTGCAAACCAAGGCCCCTTTGTAAAGTCACTCATAGCTCTCTGCCTCCTCAATTAATGTGCTCAGCTTCATATCAAACACTCTAGAAATAGATCTCAAAACTGATAGCCGCCAAGGGCGTGTGCCAGTCATAAACTGACTGAGGTTGCCTCTAGTAACGTGAATTTCTGCTGCTAGCCAGTTCTGAGACTTCCCGGCTTTTGCCATTCTAACTCGTATTGCTTTTGGTAAATCCATGTTGTTCTCCGTCGTTGTTTTATACATATTAACTGATACAGGGTTCACGTCAAGTAAATTAATATAACAAAAAAGTATAACACTTTCATTGACGGGTGTTTACGGTGTGTTAATATTAACTCATCGAAACGCACAGCAGGAAATAGACATGGCAACTTACAACTCAATACAAGACGCACGCACAGAGCTAGTAAACAGCGGCGTAATTGAAATGTTTGATTATGAAATGCTAGATGAGGTTATAGAGTGGATGTATCGCAATGATGCTACTCCGCTGGAAGCCGCTAGCCATTTCAACGCACTTTAAGGGGGTTGGTCATGGCAACACTAAACACAGCAAACGACACATTTGATACTGAAGAGTCGATTGAGCTTCTAAGCAAGACATTCGCACAGATGATTATGGATGGACAGTGCAGCGCCATCGTTGAATATGTAAACAACTGTGACACGCTGAACTCAGATATCGATTTCTTTGAGTACTGGAACGATACACGAGGCGTCAACTACAGCGAATTAGTTGCGCTAGGGGACAATGAAACACGGCGGTCATTTGCTAAAGAGCTGGCGACCGATTACGCAACTCACATTTTGGAGATATAGCATGACTGAATTACGCTACAAAAACTGGCATATATGCGATGAGCCAATGGGCGATGTAGCATCACACACCTTTTTTCATCACGACTTTGAAACGAATCATCAACAGGGTATGGCTAATTCAGTCGAAGAGGCTAAGCAGAAAATCGATGAGTTGGAGCGTGAAAATGGATAATGAAAGAATAATTGAATTACTCGAAGAGGCCATCAAAGAAAGCTCTTACACACATATGATTGATGGTGTTGCAGAGTTGGTGATTAATCACGATGAGCTAATCATCAACTTTACTGAATTACTGGAGATTGAATCATGAAACCTACAGAGCTATACATAATTACAATACAAGCAATGTTAGAGCAATCAACTGAAATGCTCGAGCAGAGCTATCATGACCCAGCAATTGACCAAAGTCGATACATCGGAGAGAAAGTAGCATTAGAAAAAGTATTGCGCTATCTCAATAACCAGAACGATTTAGAGAAATCTCACGGCGTAAGCTTGGACGAATCGTTAGCAATAATGAAAAAGGGCAAGTGAAATGATCTTCTTACTAGGACTTGCAGTCATTATGCTAATCATCGCGCTAAGCCACTTTAAAGACGCGGAGACAGCTTTTGGCAAAGTAACCGGAGGGTTTGTAGGGCTAGCTCTTATTATTGTGATAGTAGTGTTTACAAACGAGCTAAACCGTGACTATTTACGTGATCACGTGTCTGTTCCTAAAGTCATTTTAACGTTGGGTGAATAGCATGGAATGTTTACTAGCGGTATGCATAACTATCACGGCTCAATTAGGTTTCCAGAGCGGCTTTCAGCTTGAAAATGGCATATGGGAGCAGACGGAATATATTGGCAATGACTATGACGCGATGATTGGTCGATTCAATGTCATCGTTGATCATGGGCCCGTCTGCTTCTCAGTTACACATCTATCAGGGGTAAGCGTAGGCGAGGGTGATGGTGGTCTTAATTATATTTCAATATGTCACACTCATGACTGGGGCCCTCTTTACATGAAAAGTGCTGTTGGCGTTCAAACTAAGCTCGCTAATCCGAGCAATGATTATGGTTCCATTATTACTGAATTTGCGTTAGGTGCAGAGTTCCGAGGCGCATTTGCTGAATACAGCCGGATATCTGAAATGAATACATTCATGGTTGGAATTAAGATTGATATTTAGGAGGGGTTATGTATTTGAGCAGTCGTGCAGGGGAATTCAGATGGTGCTCTCATGCTGTTGAACGATGGCAAGAACGGTTTGGCGGGATAAATATTACTAGTGAGTTTCACACTGCGACGTTAGCGAGTAAAAACGCAAAGAAAAAAATACGAGCATTAACGCCATTCAATGCTGCAAAATATATGAATGGCTTCGTAGGTCGATATTATTTAATTAGTCGATCAAATATCGTTTATGTGATTGATAGCAATACTAGCGATGTAGTTACAGTTTTTCATTTGTACGGAGATTGAAGAAATGGCAGATTTAATAGATTTCACTAAAGAAAAGAAAGAGTTTGACCCGGTTTCGGGCGAAATGTTTGATCGGATATGCAGCCTAATATCAGAGTACGCGGGGGAAGTTTCTATCGTTAGCGTGCTTGGAGTTCTTGAGCTAGTAAAAATCGATGTGGTCGGCAGCTCAAAATAAAAAAGCCCAGGGTAGGGGCTTGAGTAGGGGAGTAAGTAAAGGTAACTTTTAAATGAGTCTAACACATAAACGGGGTGACACAATGAACATTGAATCAGGATCGAAATTACACCAATGGCTATTGAGTGGTAAATACTTACCAGTTGGTATGCGCGACTTTCACGATCAGAAGAGATTATTTAAAGGGATGCACTACGTTCAAGAAGGAAGCGAATCATTAAAGCCAAGCTGGGTTGACGGCCATTGCTATGTTATTGATTGTTTTCTTTGGTATATGGCATCGCGCGGATACACATTACAAAAGTCTAGAGTGAATGTGGAGTTTAGAGAGTTTGCAGAAGCGCCGACACCGAGTTTATCTGCAATGCTAAACAAAGAAGAGGGTTAGAGTATGGAAATATATGCCTTGTTTTCATGGGAACCAGAAAATAGTGACTATAGCGAGCCAGATTTGCAGCAAGTATTCTATGGCGTGTCTTACAATAAACAAAGACTGTATGACTTAATTGATGATAATTATCCAGTTACTGATTCGGACGATAAGAGTCTAAAGTTACGAAATGAACGGCTTACCCATTGGCAGATAACGGCCATTGATATACTGGATTAACCAATAGGAGGTAATAGGTACCATATTCTTAATGTCAGGAAAATGGTCTAGCCCCTTGATTATACCTGAGAAACGAATATAATTGTAAGTGCAGTAAAGGCGTGTGGTAGCGCTTAGTAGGAATTGAGTAGGGGTCGTTAGTACTGGTTTTAGAGTGTTCGGGTCAATTCTACCACGAATACTCTTTTCCGCCCTCACTCTGAGGCTAGTACTTACGGCCTTTTTTATGCCTGGATCATCTAGTGGTTAGGACCATCGGCGTTTTGTCCGTTGTAACGTAGGTTCGAATCCTACTTCAGGCCACCCCCCTCTAAAGCCCTACCTCACGCCATCCATTAACTAGGAGGCGTTATGAATTACTTAAAAACAATCAAAGAGCAATTAATTAATGTAGAAAAAACCCGCGGAATGCGCGGGAAAGTTGCTATTGACGGCAGGGCTTTAATGCTATTAATCGAAGACTATGAACGGATGGAATCGATAGAGCGACTTGAGCATAACAAAGTCAATTCGGACAGAGTTAGATTTGCAATGCATGAAGCCATCGAAGCCGTTTACCGAGATCAACATGAGAGCTCTGACTTAGCAATGACAATTATAATGGATTGTCTAAGGCCGTTAATTGAAGAAAAGCATCAGAAAAGAATCGTGAACTTGAGATTCAAATAACCCCATAAGGAGACAGTAATGTCTAATGTTGAAGTAATACCATTTGTTTTCAAAGAAAATGATCATTGCCCTATTACGCGCAAAATTCTAAATAAGAAAGGCGACATGGTTGTTAGTCATGGAGTAGATCACGATACGGGTAAAGTCGTAGTTCTTCCCACTGAGCCATTCCAAAGCTTTGTTAGTAAATTTTGCGACAAAGTAGGGTCTCAATATTTTCTTAAATAAATTCAATCACAAACAAATTAGGAAGCGTTAATGAGTAACAAATATAAAGAGTGGAAAAATAGAAAAATAACTTATCTCTGCGAAAATACGGGCGATTGGGTAGGCCACATTACCGCTGAAGATTTATACCAAGAATTCAAAGCTCGGCTAATCGAAGAGCTTCTAGTTGATACAGATGTCAACCCTGGCGAAAGTTTCCCGCTAATTGACACCGAATAGACTCAATCACAAGCAGGCTATGAGGCTTGCTTCTAATTGAGTTTTTCAGTTAAGAATCATTCTTTATCTCTGTGACACTTTAGAAAGCAAAGAGATAGCCCGTCAAAGCTTGCGACGTTAAATAAGCAATTAGGTTATACCTGGCATACAAATAACGTTAGGGCGCGGATAAACAGCGATAGTGACGGGGAATATGGTTTGGGCCACCAACACGGATGTGAATAGGCTGCTGATTACCGTTTGTATGCTTTGTAAGATAATAGATTGGTTTAGCTGGGGTTCTTCCTTCCCTGTCATAACCGCTCTATATGACTTCTATTCTTTTAATTTATCCACTCTTATAAAAACAACCATTTAGCTAACAAATCGGTATAAGAAAGAGTGTGACAAAGTACGTTATTTAGTCGTATAGTATAAAAACAAATCAAGAGGCGTATAAATATGATGCAAGCGACTGAAGATAAGTTAATTAAGACATTTAAACATCAGCTAATGAATACTGAGACTTTAGAGCTGAAAGACCGAATTGAAAAGGCGTTCATAATCGCTGTTATGGAAGTATACATGCATAACCAAACAAGTAGCGCTAAGGCGCTTGGAATGAATCGCGGGACGCTTCGGGCACGGCTTAAGAAGTACGGTTTAATTAATTCGCGCAGAGCGTGAGGAAGGGGATAAGTAATGGGACGCGAAGTCAGAATGGTACCAAAAGATTGGGAACACCCAAAGAGAAGAGACGGGAACTATGAGCCCCAATGGGATAGATCATATAAAGAAGCAGCAGAAGAGTTTTTGGCAATGGCAAACGAGGAAGGCTTGCAAGAAGCTTTAGACTATTTCAATTGTCCAGACAAGAAGGACTTTATGCCGGACTGGGGTAAAGAAGAAAGAACGCATTTAATGATGTACGAAGATACGACCGAGGGCACTCCAATTTCCCCCGCCTTTGAAACTCCTGAAGAGCTAGCTAAGTGGCTTAGCGATAGCGGGGCATCAGCATTTGGCAGTAGTACTGCGAGTTATGAGGAATGGCTTAGAGTATGCAAGGGCGGTTATGCGCCGTCGGCTGTAGTTATTGATGGAGAAGTTAAATCAGGTGTTGAAGGCTTATGAACATAACTAAACAAGCCTTAATAGATATGGGCTGCGATCCAGAGCATGTTGATGACTGGCTAGCTGTCCGTAAATCCAAAGGCGCGAAGTTTCTAACCGGTACAGCATGGAAAGAAATACTAAAGCAGATCGGCATGGCAAACCTGACAATACCTGAAGGGGTTCACGCCTCCGCTAAGTTCGAATGGCGAGGTTTTAGAGCCGACTGGTACGCTAAGAAGGTTGGTCAAGGATTAGGCGTGGCAAGCACCGTAGAGCCCAAAACGAACCGCGAGGCAGTAGCGCAAAGCCTACGCGACATTCACGACACTAACTGGTAGCAAGGCAGGGTAAGGCATGAAACTAACAGAAAAAGAGCCAGCCATTGAGTTTGAAAAAATGGAAAACTCGTTTGCAATAACTCAAGAGCGAGGAGTGTATCGAAAGTACGATCTATACAAGCAAGGCAAGGTGATTCTTTGCAAAAAGGGCACGGGATTTTTAAAGATCTACAATGATGGGTATACCTCATCTGATTTTGTTCACTGTGTCGGGATTAATATAAATGGCATTAAATGGAAAAGTGGCAAGTATGGTCTGCTGGAGGTAGTGAAATGAACCCGGCTGATTTTGTTTATGATCAAGTCTACAAAGGTGCGCTGGCTGAGAAAGTTAACGAAGGCGTTGCCCAGTCTCAAGCTGTAATCGCACTGGACAGGTACAAGAAAAACAATATGGGCGGCCTCAAGGTCGGGAAATTCATTAAGCTGATGATCCAGGATGCTAAATCAAAAGCCAAGAAGCTTAAGTGAGACTAAGATGGATATTGAAAAAATCAGAAAAATAGCAACGCTTGATAATTGCATTGGCGTGCGGGTCTACTGGGAACACAACAGAAATAGCAGGGTATTTGGCGCTGGCGAAGTGCTATTGGATTGGGCTATTGCTGTGCGTAGCTGTAACTACGCAAATAAAGCATACCCGGATATTAGTCATTGGCTTGAGCCGGTATTCGAATCTAGTCCGCTAACAGCACTAAAAGGAAGTGAGTGATATGTGCTTGTTTCATAAATGGGGAAAGTGGGTTCAGTTTGATAAAGAGGTGCCAACGCGAATGCTTTCACACAACTGGAGAATATCTGCCTGCACCCAGCATTGGCAAAAACGAACGTGTTCAAAGTGCGGAAAAACAAAGCAACATAAATATGATGAAACGGTTCGCTAGCGGATAAAGGGGAATAGGGTAAATGGATAAGCAAAGAGAAGAGTTTGAGGCATTAGTTTTGAGTAATTATAGATACAACAGCTCATACCTAAAGCGCAACGAATTAATTGATAGTATTTATCAATATGAATCAATTCAATTTGCATATGAGTGTTTTTGCTCAGGCCAGGCATCAAAGCAGAGCGAGATAGATGAGCTAAAGGCTGAGCAACCACAAGGGCAGTGGATAATTGGGTTTCAGTTATTTTCAGAAGTTGGCTTTCCGCCGCCTGACACTGAGGTTATATGCGGTTGGTTTGGTGTTGATGGTTCCGAGCTTGACTATATGGCGCATGACGAAGATCTAAATCCTTACTGGGCAAATAGCAAGGATGGGTATGATTTTTGGGCACACAAACCCAAGCCACCAGGGAGTAAGTAACGTGAAATGGAAATTTTTATGCAAATGCGGGGATGGTTCTGGATTCTTTGAGAATTCAAAAACCGGGGAGATTATGAACTGGTGGATAAGCAGGGAAAATCTCACCGCGCAAGCTGTTAAATATTTCGGGATTAAGGGGCGAGTAACGTGAAGCTATTAGATAATCTTTATAAAACAATCTGGGCGATAATTCAGTGGTTAATCGTAATCGCTATGTTCTCTCCGATTCTAGCGTGCGGGAGCATCTTGGGCTTGGTAGGTGTGGCTAGTGCCTTTGGGTCACTGGGCTGGTGGTCAATAGCTGTATTATTTGCATATGTATTATTCTTCGTAACATGCTGGACATATCGGAAATCTGGTTTTTTCTGGGCGACGATGCTACCGAAAATGGGAGATAATGAACGTGAATGACAAGATGAAACCCGTTTATTGCTTAGCAATCGTATACGATACCGGAGCAATTTACATTGACAGCACGCTAAAAACAGAGGTTCAGCTTAGTGCGCTGCTGGAAACCGGCGCTAAGGCGTCTATTAAGCGCGTGAAGGTAGCTGAAACGAAAGAAGCAGCACTTACAGCAAGGGCCCTCTTTCACGTCTGGTGTCAGCAGTTAAGCGGGTTCACGGGCGAAGACCCTAACGCAACTAAGCAAGGGCTTAAGATTAAGTTTGGCTTTCCGATCATCATGCAAGACCCAGAAGACGGGCCAATATTAATTAACATATTAAAGGCTTTGAATTGGTCTTTTTTAGACTGGGGAACGAAAGTAAAGCTGACAGAAAAATTCATACCAGTGACCAGTATTTTAGATTCAAAGCCACTTAAGCAAATGATGGATAACGTCAAGCAGTGGGCCATGAACGAATACAATATTGAGCTGGATAACGGTAAACGTGGGCAATAGGTGGGTGATATGAAAGACAGCACACGATTGTGGATGATAGCCGTAATATTTTGCGTCGTCACTTGGTTGGATCATGGCTCTGACCTTCGGTTAGAGGCGCTAATTTTAATGGGGCTAGGGATTGTTGTTAAGAACATCGAAGATATTAGTAAGTGGCCTTAACAAAAAGAGGAGGTAACTAATGTTCACATTATTAGCAATAGTAGTAGACGAATACATCAGCGTTCCAGTTTTGGTGTTAATGATTACGATAGCCCAGGATATCGCGCTAATCGGATACATGACAAAGGGGCTTAAGTGATGGCAACTTCAATTGATTTTAGTCCTGAAGCGGCAAAATTATTAAAGGAACTAAAAGAGAAATTTAACGTTTCATCTAATAAGGCCCTTATCGAGAAAGCGCTTATGATATCTGCTGTCGTAGCGGATATAAGTGATGATAGAGGCGTTGTCACCTTCAAAAAGAAGGATGGCGAAGAGCTTAAATTAATGGTTAGGGGGTAGTTATGAGACTTGATATCAAGCCGTTATCAGTAAATCGTGCGTGGGTTGGAAAGCTAAAGAAAACTAACGCTCACACAAAGTATATTCGTGATGTAGGGCTTTTGCTTAGGCCGTGCAAGATCCCTGAGGGCTACCTAGAGCTATATTTGAAGTTTGGCTTTAGCAGTAGAGCAAGCGACTTCGACAACCCGTTAAAGCCGTTTATAGATTGCCTGCAATCAAAGTATGAGTTCAACGACAAGATGATTAAGCGGTGCGTGATTGAAGTGGACAACGTCAAGCGTGGACAAGACTATATTGAGTGGGAGATAAAGCCTTATGCAGCGGAAAGCAACGAAGCAAAGTAGAGGGGCGAACGCAGATGAAAAGCGGTTTCAGGGCTGGCTGAAAGAGCAATCATGCTGCGTCACTGATGCATGGGGCGTGCAAGTGCATCACTGCGTTGGTAGCTCAGCAAAGCATAATAAGGTTCATATTGGACATTGGTTTTGTATCCCGCTAGCACCGCACATTCACGATGAATACCATGCAGGGTCTAAAGCGTGGCGTGAAATATATGGTACGCAAGCCTACTATTGGGATCTCTTGGCGGATATTTATTATTGTGAGACTGGGCAGAAAGTCCCTGATGATATCTACGCTGCAATAACCGACTGGAACAAGTAATTAAAACCCCTGTTCATATAGCTAAGTATTATTGAGTGATTATAATAAAGCGCTTGCAGCTAGCGTCAGCAAATGGCATTATATCTGTATTGAAACGAACAACAGAGCGAGACAGATTGTGACTAACCTAACTATCGAAATGAGCAAAATTCAACAGGCTAAGGTTTATGTTGAGCAAAAGGCTTATGAGAATGACATTACTGATCGTAACCTTGAAGGTTTAGTTTCTGACGATCTAGTTTTAGAGGTTATGAATCAGTCAGATTTTATGTTTGAGCGCTTAATCTCACTAGGTCACAACCGATCAGATTTAGTAAGGGTAGCTGGTCTATGACCGTCACCTCTGAAATTATTGATCATTGCAGTAAGTTCAAAATGTGCAAGGGTTGTAGGTTCAATGGTAATGAATGCATCGCACCGCTTAGCAACCACAACGATATCAACTACCAAAAATGGGTAGAAACTATGAATAATAAAATAAAGGCTGAATTAAAATGAAGCCAAACGAATTAAAACAAGCCCGTATTAAGGCGGGCTTAACCCAAGAAGAAGCAGCGGCACTTGTTTATATTAGTACGTCAAATTGGCGAAAGTGGGAATCAGAGCCCCCTCTTGGGAAGAGCGAGAAAAACAACCGTAAGGCACGTTCAGAGCTGTTTATGTATAAGGTCAAGGAGTTGAAAGATGTTTAAAATAATTTGGTGGGGGTTGGCATACATGCTGATCTTCACTGAAAGAACTCAGGACGGGTCATGGCTGGCCGTCCGATTTAGAGAATATCAACCAGCTAGTAAGCGTGTTATGTATCGCGAGGCTAGCACTGCCGAAACACTGGAAGCGCAGAATTTTGGGTTCTGTTTGCTACCAGCCTAATAATAGAAGCATACGACAATGTACGGGCTCAGCCGCTAATTACGTTAGCAGCAATCGAGAGTCGCCGGATAACGTAACCGGCACATTCTAAATAGTCTGGATCGGGTTATTTAGAATCACAACAAGCCAAGTAAGGAACGGATATGAACAATAAAGAAGAAATCCTAAGTCGTCGCGAAGAGTTAATTATGCGTACATTGAAGCAGGAGTATGATTTCGTATATGACCATTTAGCAAAATTAGCACGTGAAAAGCTTGAGATTGACTCTAAAGAACAATGTCAAGATGATCTTACTGAGACTGAATGCCATGAAGGTCATAATAGTGAATCAAGCACGTCAGTTGATTTTGACGAAGCTAAAGAGTTATTAGATAAACACCAAGCACGCTTAGAAATATTGCAGAAATTTACAGCTAACCCCTACTGTCGTAAGTCCTGACGCCCCTTAACTGGGGTTTTCAGGTGCAAGGGGATCGACCCCGACAATGAAATAAATTACTAGGGAGATTCACATCGTGGACTAACTAACAAATCGAGCCTCAATGCTCGGTGAGCATACACTAAACCCCACGCCCGTTAATTCGGGTTTTTGGGTAGGAATCACAGGGTAAAGGGGAAGGGTAATGTCAATTAGTGCAGAGGAATTTAATGAATGGTATCCACCTGGGACGCCGGTAATTTTAACTGATGACTTTGGTAAAGAATATCAAACACACACGCGTTCAGAAGCGTGGAACCTTGGCAATGGTGACCACCCAGTAGTAATGGTTGAGGGGCGAACTGGTGGTTATGACTTAGAGCGCATCAAAGCCATAGAAACGCATAGATAACAGGGGTAACGGGTAATGGAACAGAAAGATAAAGACAGCCAAGCAAAGGCAAATTTAAAGTTCTCGTATTTGGGCTATGCCATTGACGCTTGCGCCAGTAATGAGAGTGACGACTACGACCAAAGCCAAGGGGGTGTTAGCACGGTTGATACAAGCATAGGCTTCCATCACCAAGGCAGTATTTTAGTTCCCGCTTGTGTATGTGGTGAAATATTAGCTAATCACAAGGGTGGCATAGCTTGCGGGGATCAGCCAGAGCCTCAAGAGTGGGTGAATGGGCTTCTGGAGGTAGGCAATTGCTTTGAATACAGGTTCAAAAACCAAGACCTCTTATGGATTAAGGGCATGATAGTATATTCAAATCAAACGTCATGCGTTATTCGCCATGCAGACGATAGTGAAGCATGGATACAGCATAAATATTTAGAGTTCCGCCCAGCTCAGCTAGAAGTAGAGGAAAGAGAATTATTTGCCAAAACATTCTGCCAAGAAATGAGTGACGCCGGATCTATACCGTCTGACTTTGATGATTCATTTGCCCTTGGCCGCGCTCTATATGACGCAGGCTATCGGCTAACCAAGGGGAGCGAATAAGATGAAATTATCGCGTAAATGGGCAATGCCGAACAAGGATACATTCAGTATTAAACCAATCTCAGATTTGATAGACCGGTATTGCTCAGACGAAAAGATTATTCTAGACCCGTTTTGCAACGGTAAAAAACGAACCGAATCAACGATAACAAACGATTTGGATGATAGTCTAGATGCTGACTTTCACATGGATGCTATAGATTTTTTACGTGCCCAATCCGATGCGGATTTAGTATTATTTGACCCGCCGTATTCGCCAAGACAAGTTAGTGAGTGTTACAAACAGCTAGGCAAGACGGTGAACATGAAAACAACACAGTCCAGCTATTGGGGCAACATGAAAAAAGAAATAGGAAGGATTGTAAGTGTTGGCGGCCATGTCATTACATGTGGCTGGAATAGCGGCGGAATCGGAAAGACTAACGGGTTTGAAATAGTAGAAATATTAATGGTCGCACACGGTGGTTGGCACAATGACACAATAGTTACCGTTGAGCGCAAATTAATGGAGCATAAATCATGAACGATAAGACCAAAGAAGAACTAAAGCCTTGTCCGTTTTGCGGTGGTAATGATTTATCTTTAATGGCAGGTAACGTTACTGGGAAATACCATAAAATATTATGCTATGACTGCAACGCTGTAATTGCCTCTAGTACGCGTCAAGCATGGCAAGCTTGGAACACTCGCGCCTATGAACCGGAACTCACTCAGCTACGTGAAGAGAATGAACGACTGAAAGCCATGCTGCTGGAACTGTCCAATTGGCCTCAGTTGTGCATTGGCGGTGATTGCTGGCAAGGGCAATTAGGCGAAGCATTACATGCACTAGCGACTAAAGGAGAATTCGATTGACTAACGCATGTGAGCCATTACCAACTGAGCTTAAAGTCTCAAGAGAGTTGCTGGAAGACTACAAGCGACTAGTAAAAGATAGCACTGATCCAACGATTAATAAGCAAGCCAAGATTAACGCAGTAAACGACATATTGAACGGGGTGTGATATGAAACTAAGCCGCCGACGTTTGTCGAAAATGAGTTCAAAGGCGCGGCTGCATGGGTTGTTTTGCACGCAATAAATAACGCTTTAGAACTGGCGAAAACAGGGTAATTAGGCTAGGATTAATAGTATGGAGCCAACCAAACAACCGCTTGATTCCCGTAAAGAATCCGTACTAATTAGGCATTTATAAAAGTTGAGGGAGGCAGGTCATTGCCAACAATCCTGATACTGATGATGACTCCATCATAGATGCCTAACTTAGTGCGTTATGCAGTTGACGTACTTACCCGACACTCAGCAGAGAGTAAAGCCGACTCATTACCGTAAGTAATGTGCACCTTGAAGGGTTTTAGTAGACGGGAATAACATGGCATAGGAAATCCGCCGCCATGCGAGTGTGAACGAATCCTTCAAAGTGCGGTAATGCGTAGGCTGATACGCTAAGACAACGATAGGCCTTAATTGATATGACGGCGGCTATGTAGGGAATGACATAGTGCGACTCAAAGAGTGAAACGCCTAGCGGTTCGAATCCGCTTATTAGTCTGGAAGCTATTTCACGTTGAAACCAAGGTCAAGCCGGATTTCGGTAGCTAGCACCCGGCACCGCACTACAAATCACGAGCCGTAAGCTCAGGAGGTGGTAATCCTTGACCGTCTGTAGGGTTAAAGCAGCGCACTGTGATAGCGACACGCAGAGCCCGACACGTTGTGAAACGTTGGGTATTGCTCTTTAAGGTTATTAATAAGCGGATTCGAACCGCTAGGCCTCAGAAACTTTAGCCAGCATAATCAAATTTCCCGCCCCAAAAAGCCCTACAGCAATCGCTTAGGGCTCCTCCCTTTGCTTTACCACATTTATCATAGTAAAATCAAACGCACTAAATTGAGTATGAGATTATGTGTGCTGAAAATGACGCTAAAGATTCGTTACTAGTTGCTCACATGCAATTAGATGACGTAAATACTGACAAATATCACGATCAGGGTCAGCTAGTCTTCAGTATTCAGAACAAAATACAATCAGTACTTGATCTGTTAGACGAATTAATTATAAAAGAGGCTGATTGATGGCGAATTTAATCACAACTGTCGAGCAGAGCTTTGACGGCAGTTGGAACCCAGCTTACCCCACCGGCAATAAACCTACTGACGGCCTTGATGTCTATCTGCTGTTTGGACAGTCTAATATGGTAGGCCGAGCAGCTATACGCCCAGGCACTGACGACGTTTACACGGCAATCTCAGCACGTACAACCCAATTTGGCTACACTTCACAAACCGATAAAGCCGCTACAAACCCACTTGATCACGTAGATGAAGACCCCGGCGATATGGGCATGTGGTTAGAGTTCTGCAATACAATCGTAGGTGACCTTCCTGTCGATAGGGATATTTTACTTGTGCCAGCGGCAGAAGGCGGAACGTCATTCGTAGGTAACGATTGGAACCCTGGCAACCCAAACTACGAAGGGGCCAAAGATACACTCGCAGCGGCAATGGCGCTGGGTACTGGCACAAACATATTGAAAGGCTGTCTTTGGCTACACGGCGAGACAGACTCCGCAAACAGCGAGGCTAATGCGAATCTCTATTTAAGCAGACTACAGGCAATGCGAGACGCCATGTTGATCGACTACACAGGCTTTTCAGACCGAACACCTTTCATTGTGGGCTCAATAAACCCAGCTATTGCTAATTCAACAATTGTAAACACCGCGCTTTCCGACTTTGCGACAAACAATACAGCGTCAAAGTACGTAGATTTGACGGATTTAGCATGGTTTGATGGACTGCATTATGACGCGCCGAGCTTAGTTACAGCAGGTTTACGTTTTGCAGGGGAGCTATAAATGTCTACGTTAGTTAAGCATAATTTCGGGCAATCTGTTGCAACTTGGAACAATGAAGCATCAGGAGCCTCTTCAACAATCGTTGACCCGATGCTTGACGATGCGGGGGGCAATACAGGGATACTTTTAAGGTCAAACTTTTCAAGGAGTTACAGTGATTCCGCAACCCGACCGAACGAAGCGGTTCCGACTCTGCCAGACGAGTATTGGTGGGGGATTATCTTTGGTACTTCAGGCGTGTGTGAAGTTGAAATGCAGAACCTCACGCCGTTTATTGGCCAAAACTTTATTATCACAACGTCAGGCGCATCATACTCTTCAACTGAAAGAGAGATGGATTTTACGATAGATACAGGTTCCGGCCCTGGCCCGGCGCAGCGGTACGTGTCAGTAGCTAACTCAGTGGCTCATCCTAATGCTCCGCTAACGTTTACCGGCACAATCACAAGTGACACACTAAAAATTACGTCAACATTAGTAACCGGCTTGTGTGTGATGAACGGCTTTACATTTGAATACGGTGTAATAACTGACTCAGTAACTCCTCAAGACCCAATCGAAGACGGCGAAACAGGAATAAATTACGCGCCAAGCGGTTTTGCAAGCGGTGCAATCAACAGCGTTACACTCGATAGTGTTGCAGTAGCAGCGTTTACAGCCTCAACATTTGATAATATCGATATCCCTACTACAGCAACTAGTGCAGGTGTGGCAGGCCCAAGGCTCGGCTCAGTCGTATTCGAAGCAACAAACGGGACAGAGACAGCGAATGACACAATCGTCAACCAAGTTTCTGCTGGGTACTCATACACAGAGCTAGGCGTAATTGACGCGGTAACCTCAGAAACACTATATGATTTAATGCTAAATCAGCGTGGCAAAACAATCGTAACTGGTGAGCAGTTCCTATTTCCAAGTAGCGATGGCTCAACGATTGGCACATCTTCATCATGGGAATTTTTCACATTACCAAAAACGTTTTACTGGCGTGAAAACAGTTCAACCAAATGGTATACGCTGACGATGACGACGGAGGGGCTACTTGGCGGGCCGTGGAAAAAATTAACCTATTCAAAACTAACAGGTGTAAAATTAACTGCACAAAAACTGACAGCGGAGAAATTATGAGTACAGCACACGCACCAACCACGGTAGATGGAACAGCAGGCGGGGAAGTGCCTGTGTACTATGATCTACCTAAAACACAAATTACAGTGTCAGGCCGCGCCACGGGGACATTGACAATAACTGGTAAGTCTAGCGGGTCAGACGTGTTCGAGGCATTTCAACCTGCTTTAACTTTAGATTTATCTGTAGAGCGAACGGCATTAGTGGAAGGTTATATTCTACAAGCCATAAATATTGACGTAAGTGTAGGCGGTGATGATTTTGATGTAACAATCACACAATGGGAAGGCTGAGGATACATCATGGCAGGATTAACGCACAAACAAGGATTGCCCATCGAGAAGTCAGAGCGTGGAGACGCTGGCTTAGCTGTATTTGTGCAAGACCAAACAACCCCTTTACTCGACATTCCACTGTTACAGGCTTTGAGCGACACGAATACTGTAACAGTTGACACGGCCCCAGGAGATAGAATAATTGAATCTACAGGCCATACCATTTCTGTTGGTAATATAATAGAAATGGCGAATGGTGGCGGCCGTTTTTACCAAGGGGAAGTAATTTCAACTACAGTGAATACAATCACAGTAGACTCACCGGTTAATAGAGTTTATGCCGCTGGCTCTACGATATTTGAATCTAATGACGACATGCTAAGAAATGGGTCGGTGACGCCTGTTGTATTCTCTGTGTTACCATTGCCAGCGCAAAAAGGTGATATAGTAAGGGTGATTTTCACTATAACATCAACATCAACTCAAGATTTTGAAACATTTGGAAGTATGCCTACACTAACTAATGGATGTGTGCTTAGAGTCAAGCGAGAAGATGGGACTTTTGATAATGTATTTAATTGGAAAAACAATGGTCATCTAATCGAGCGCGCATTTGATTATGACTATCAATTAAATAACGGGGGCAACGTAAGATCATTTACAGCACGAAGAACATTTGGCGGACAATCAAAAAACGGCGTAGTAATTAGATTGGATGGGTCTAAAAATGAAGAGCTCCAAGTAGTGATCCAAGATGACTTAGTTACAGCCACAACGAATACATCGTTTAAAATGTTTGCGCAAGGCCATGAAATACAAAATTAATATCGTCAACCTAAGAGGCATGATATGAAACCAACAGTAACATTCAACGGCAAGCCAGTAGATGACAGCGTAGTATATGGCGCCGATACTGGCTTGCGCCAACCGACCGAAGAAGAAGCCCAGCAAATACTTAACGGCATGTCGCAAAATACTTTCCAGCAATGGGAAGATATAACAGACGAACAAGCTGAAGATGGGGCGACTGACTAATGATATTCCTAATAGATGAATCAAAGAAAGGCGCAAAGTCTCTAGCTAAAAAAATGAGCAAAGAGGGCCAGCCAGGCGCGATAATAATGCTGACGCCGGATGAAATGGAGTGCTCAAAGGGCATGCATGTGGTTCCTCTGACAAAAGAGGGTTCAAATCATGCTGAGCTTGTTGAGATAAAGCCTAATGTTGAATATATAATGGTGTGTGACTCAACGGTCAATATTGATGATGCATTGGATGTGGCCTATGCAAGTTCAGCCGCAATACATATTGTTAGGGCGGGTGAGGGTAATCAATGACTCATCCAGGAGGAAGGCCGACAGATTACACAGAGGAACTAGCGGCTGAGATATGCTCTCGCCTTGCTACCGGTGATTCAATGCGGAAAGTATGTGAAGCTGACGACATGCCAAGTCGCCAAAGCATCTTCTTATGGATGCGAACTTACCCTGAGTTTTCTGACCAATACGCAAAGGCCAAGGTTGAAGGCGCTGAATCATATTCAGAGGAAATGTTCGATATTGCAGACGACGGCCGCAATGATTGGATGGAGCAGCTAGATAAAGAAGGTAACGTAATCGGGTTTAAAGCTAACGGAGAAGCGATACAGCGCTCTAAGCTTCGTGTTGATACCCGTAAATGGTATCTATCTAAAATCATGCCTAAGAAATACGGGGACAAGCAGCAGGTAGAGCACAGCGGCGTAATTGGACTTAATGAAGTGTTGTCGGACATTAGCAATGAAAAAGACGGACTCCCAGACTCTACAGAAGATTAAAGATAAGCTCGGTGATCCATGGTGGAGGCTTAATAACCTCTACTACATCACTAACGAACAAGGGCAAAGGGTAAAGTTCAAACCTAACATTGCCCAGAAGCACTTCCACGATAACATGTGGTATTTGTCAATCATTCTGAAAGCCCGTCAATTGGGCATGACTACGTTTATTCAGATATTCATGTTAGACCGTTGTCTTTTCAACAAAGATACGATGGCCGGGGTTATTGCTCATAACCGTGAAGATGCTGAAGACTTCTTTCGTAAGAAAATCAAATATGCTTATGACAACCTGCCTGAATGGCTAAGGGCTGAGATACCAGCGACAAGCGACAGTGCTAAAATGCTAGAGTTTGGCAATGGTTCGAGCATTCGAGTAGGTACATCGTTACGTTCTGGAACATACCAATACTTACACATCTCTGAATTTGGCAAGCTATGCGCTAAACGCCCTGATCATGCAGAGGAGATTATTGCGGGGTCTATAAATACGGTTCATGAAGGTGGATTTATATTCATTGAGTCTACGGCTGAGGGTGGATATGGGCGCTATCATGATATGTATCAAGATGCGGCAGCGCGGGCTACTTTCACTAAATTAGATTTCAAATCGTTCTTTTACCCGTGGTGGCGTGATCCTCGTTACTCAACTGACCCCACCGACTTAACCCAAGATGATGTTAACTACTTTGAGAAAGTAGAGCGTGAGTGTGATATCACGTTAACCGCCGGGCAAAAAGCATGGTATATCAAGAAGCGTAACGTCCAGAAATCAAAGATGAAGCAGGAGTACCCGAGTACGCCTGCTGAAGCGTTTGAGGTTATATCTGAACATGCTATCTATGGTACAGAGTTTAAAGCGCTGAGAGAGCAAGGGCGTATCTCCACGGTGCTTTACGACCCATCGAAGCCGGTACATACATTCTGGGATATCGGCAGGTCTAAGACGGACGCAACGTGCATATGGTTCATGCAGCAATCAGGTCAAGAGTTTAATTTTATTGATTACCTCCAAGATACGCAGAAGCCTGTTCAATTCTATGTGAAAGAGATCCAAGATAAAGGGTATGTGTACGGTCATCACTATTTACCCCATGACGCCGATCATAATGATCACACAATGAAATCGTATAAAGACCACTTAGCGACCTATCAGGTAAATAATGTTATTATCGTGCCCCGAATAGGCGATTTGACTGTGGGAATAGACTTAACTAGGCAAAAACTACCGTTATGCCGCTTTGATAAAGATAAATGCTCTGCTGGAGTGCTGGCGCTTGAGCGATATAGTTATGACTATGATGAGAAGAAAGCTATGTATACACAACCGCTTCACAACTGGGCTTCACATCCGAGTGATGCGTTTAGGCAGTTCGCGCAGGGCTATGTAGGGCAAGCAATTGGGTATGAAAAATTAAATTATAGGCACAAGGCGTCAGTCGTATGATGAATAAACCGGAGGTATGCACAGCGGTTAACGCACTGGTTAGTGACTGTGTAATCAAGCAAGAGAAGTTTTTAGCTGCACAAAAAGAAATATTAGATCAGTTCTATGCCCGGCCGTATGGCAATGAGGAAGATGGCAAGTCATCTGTTGTAACGACTGAGATCAGCGACCTGGTTAATGCTGACATGTCTAGTCTGGCTCGTATGTTCCTGGGTTCGGGCGATGTCGTAGAGTTCATGCCGAACAGTGAAGACCCAGCAGATATTCAAGAGGCACGGGATAAGCAGACATATGTAGGCTACATTCTTGAAACTTCCGATAACGCATACCGTGAACAAAGTGCAGCCCTTAAATCCGCCGAGCTTTACCCTGTCGCTGCTATGGAATACGGCATGGAAGAGAAGATGGTTTCAGAGGTCAAGCGGTTCAAGGGCTTAGATGAAGACGAAGTGGCATTATATGTAACTTCATTTGAAGAGGAGGACGGTGTTGAGTCAGTCAGCATAACATTATCAGATGCTGATTCAGGTAATGATGTAGAGTTCAAGCTAAAGCGTAAGGTCAGTAAGCCGTTTATTCGTAATGTCCCAATAGATGTTTTATTGCTAAGCAGCGGCGCATCTTCAAAAGATGAAGCCCCTTGTGTCGGTAAAGAGTGGACAAAAAGCAGGGGTGACCTTGTTGCGGACGGCTATTCAAGAGAAGAGGTCTCAAAGCTAAGCAAGAGTGATGGCACAGCAAGTGTGGTTCAGGATGCTAGATTCTTTGACCAAGGTGGCACAGATGACCATAAGACTATCCAAGAGTGGGCTAGTGAAATGGTCACTGGTGTTGATGTCAATGTTCTACTCGATGAAGATGATGACGGAATATTAGAGCGTCGGCACATTATCAAGTCTGGTGACACTGTTCTAACCGATGAGGTTGTAGATCATGTGCCTTATGCTATTGGATCGGCTGAATTAATGCCTGACAGCCTGGTTGGCCGTGGCAGAGCTACCTTAGTTCAGACCCACCAGCGAGTTAATACTTTCCTTACTCGTGGAATTATCAATAACATTGGCAAAGTGAATAACCCTCGAACTGTTGCTAGGAAAGGCCCGCAAGGCGTTAGCGGCGTGAATATGGATGATTTACTTGATGACCGAGAAGGTGGCGTAGTTCGAACTGATGGGTTGCCAAATCAAGACGTAGTACCATTGACCGTCCCCTATATTGGTGATGCAGTAATGCAAGTCCAGGCGGGATTTGACGCGAAGGCCGCACAGTCGACAGGCAACCAAATAGCCAACCAAGCTTTAACTTCTGACCAATTACATCAGGAAACAGCTACACGATTCCAAGGCATTGAAAGAGCCAACTTGGCTAAGATTGAGTTAGTAGCACGGAACTTGGCGGAGACTCTGTGGACGGAGCTTTATGAGGGCCTAGCGTGGCTCGTATCAAGATTTCAAGATAGTGAGCAAGAGATCTATGTTATGGGCCGTCAGATGGTAGTTGATCCGTCAGCGTGGCGCTATGACCACAAGATTAGAGCTGTAGTGGGCACTGGTGCAGGTGATGACTCTAAGACGCTTGAAAGCTTGCTAACAATCCTTCAGCTACAAATTCAAGCTATTGACAAGCAATCATCGTTATCTGATGAAGCTAAGGTGTATAACACGCTATCAAAGATGACCAAGGCTATGGGCCAGCACACGCCTAGCGAGTTCTTTAATGATCCACAGCAGCCAGAAGAAGCCTTGATGGCGCAGGTTGGAATACTGACACAGCAGGTGCAAGAATTAGCCACTCAGTTGGAGCAGAAAAACCCATTGGCTGAGGTTGAGCTAATTAAGAACCAAGATAAAGAGAAACAGCGCGAGTTTGATGCAGTCATGAAAGTTAAAGACGAAGAGCTTGAAAAGCTGAAGATGCAGATTCAAGCGTTGGAAGCTCAAACAGATGACAGTATTAAATTAACCGAATTAGAGCTTAAATATGGGCAAGATGTGCCGGGGTCAGTCGTATGAACAACGAAGACAGGACGAAAAACCTAGTAAAGTCAGTAAAAACAGGTGAATCTGCTGCTTCAGTACTAGAAAATAGTGAATTTATCAACGGTTTTGATACAATCATGGGTGAAATCACTAGAGAGCTTATGCAGGTAGACACATCAGACGATAAGAAAATGATATCAGTCGTTACTAGGTATCAAGAAGCTGCAAAGTTCAAGGCAAGATTAACCGTCTTGGTTGAGGATGGAAAACGCGACCAAGGCACATTAAGTAAACTATTAAATATATTTAAAGGTGACTAAATGTTTGATAACCCCCAGGGCTCAGATGTAGTAACTGAAGAAACATCAGCAGACGTAGAGAATGTCTCAACTGATGAAACTGTGGAGCCGCAAGAATTATTCTATGGCTCTGAAGAAGTGGAAGCCGCTAATGAAGTGGACGAAGCTTCAAATGAAGTTGACGGCGAAGCTGTAACGGCTGAGCCTGAAACAGAGGTAGAATCGACAACCTTTACTTTTAAGGCTGATGGCGAGGAGCATACTTTATCTGAGGACAAGATGAAGGAATACGCATCTAAAGGCATCCGGTTCTATAACGCAATGGAAGAAGTAGCTAGTGAAAAGAAGGCGTTTGAAGCTGAAAAACAGGAATTTGAAGCTAAGCAAGCAACGGCTATTCAAAAGCTTGCATCTTTCCTTGAGGAGCAACCAGAGTTAAATATTGATGATCTTGGCGCCGAAGAGTTTATAAAGCAAAAAGAGCAACGTGAAGCAGCTCAAGCCGCACTTGATGAGGCGAAGGGTCAGCAGACTGCTAAGCAGCAGGCAGCGGCACAACAATATATAACTCAGGAAATCAATTTACTATCAGAACGTATGGGTGACCGCTGGTCTGATGCAGAGGCAATGAATTCAGATATTCAATCCGCTAAAGAGTGGATGAAGAAAGAGTTCGGTGCAACTGATGACGAATTAAAAGACGCGGTAAACCATAAATTTTGGCACATGGGCATCAAGGGTGCACAGTTACAGGCAAAGCTTGATCAACTCGAAGCCAAGAAAGATAAGATCAGTAAAGAGGTTAAGAAGGCTCCAAAAACAGTCAAATCAGGCAATAAACCGGCAGATAGCCGGAGTATTGAAGATAAATTCTATGGTTAAAGAGGTATAAATTATGGCGACAATAGGCAATAGTGTCCTAACGCTAAACGATTGGGCTAAGCGATTAGACCCGAACGGTAAGACAGATGCGACAGTTGAATTACTGTCAGAAACTAACGAAGTCCTTGATGATATGTTGTGGAAAGAAGGTAACTTACCTACAGGTGAGCGAACCACTATCCGTACAGGCCTACCAACTACTTACTGGCGTGCGATCAACCAAGGCATTCCATCAAGCAAATCAACCACAGCGCAAGTAGATGAGAGCTGTGCAATGCTCGCGGCTTACTCTGAAGTTGATGCTGACTTAGCAGAGCTTAACGGCAACGTTAATCAGTTCCGATTGAATGAAGCGACAGCATTCTTAGAGTCTATGAACCAGGAGCAGGCAAGCACGTTGTTTTATGGGTCAGCGGCCAACCCTGAAGAGTTTGTGGGTTTATCTAATCGATACAATGACTTGGCAGCTAACAATGCTCAGAACATTATCGACGCTGGCGGTACTGGCGCAGATAATAGCTCTATTTGGTTGGTTGGTTGGGGCCAAAACTCAGTCCACGGTGTATTCCCTAAAGGGTCTAAGGCTGGTATTGATCACAAAGACAAAGGCTTAGTCACTCTTGAAACTACTGCCGGTGTTGCTGGTGACCGAATGGAAGCCTATCGCGACTACTGGACGTGGAAGTCAGGACTTGTAGTTAAAGACTGGCGCTATGCTGTACGTATCGCAAACATTGACATTTCGGTATTGATTGCTGATAACGATGGCTCAACCACGAACATTCTTGAGTTGATGCTTAAGGCTATCCATCGACTACCAAGCATGTCAAACGTTAAGCCTGTATTCTATGCTAACCGCACTATTACAGAAATGCTGGATGTGCAGGCAATGAATAAGTCTAACTTGCAATTAAACGCAGGTATGGAAGAAGGTAAGCGTAAAGTAACATTGCGTGGTGTTCCGATTCGCACAGTTGATGCTTTAACCGAAGCTGAAGCGCAAGTAACTTAAGGGGAATATATTATGATTTTAGACAATCACTTACAGTTAGCAGATGCGCAAGCTCTTACGGCCACTGCACTAACTACAAACGTAATCGACTTAACGTCTGCCATTTCTGTAGGTTCTGGCGAGCCAATGACAGTGTTAATCACTATTGATGTTGATGCCGATCAAACCACAGGCGATGAAGACTATGCTTTTGAATTAGAAGTAGCAAGTGACGCCGCTATGACTACTGATGTTCAATTGCTGGGCCGTCGTGAATTTGAATCAGGCACGCCAACAGCGCCAGCGCAAGATGCTGACCTGTTAGTTGTCGGCTATCAATTCACAATACCAGTGCCAGCGATCACTGCCGATGAAGCCCAACGCTATTTGGCGGTACGAGCAACACTGGCGGGCACTACGCCTACAATCACCGTGACAGCGCACTTGCAGCCACACAACATGACTTCTAGCCTTGTTGATGGCGGTTACCCCGCTGGTTACACTATTTCTTAATAGGTGATTAAATGAAAGTACGAGTTAAGAGCGGCAAGACAGGTTTTTACGGCGGTCAACGTCGACATGAGGGGGAGGTATTCGAAGTCCTTCATGAGCGGCATATTGGCAAGTGGATGGACTTGATTGAAACTCCAAAGGTTGACGAGCCAGCGGAGCCTAAAGAGGAGAAGGTTGACTATAAAGCGGAAGCTGAGCGCCTTGGAATACCTCTTGAGGTTGAAGGTAAGAAGGTTCACCACCACACGCTAAGAAAGCAGGTTGAAACCGCATTGACTCAGGAGAAGGGGGAGTAATCCCCCTTTTATTTTGTTATGGCATTAGATACTTATGCAAACTTAAAGAAAGCTATTATTAATTTTTCAGGCCGTGATGACCTGACTGAAGTGTTAGATGACTTCATTGATATAGCTGAATCTGAAATGTACGGTAACAAAATACAAGGGCTGAAAACACGAGGCATGGAGCAGCGTAACGAATACACGCTTTCTACGACTGATCGATATCTTGCGTTACCGACAGACTTTATTAGTATGCGCCAAATAAGAATACAGGTCGGTGACTATGAAACAGAAATGGACTCAGTCACACCGAATTCACTAAGAGTATGGCCGGGGCAAGGGATACCAAAGAGTTTTGCGGTATCGGATCAAATTGAATTTGATATTATTGCTGACATAGCCTACACGGTTGAGATTCAATACTATGAAAAGCCTACAGCATTAAGTAGCGCTAATAATGCCAATACCATTCTGACTAACTACCCCACTGTTTACCTATTCGGCGCGTTATGGGCCTTGTATATCTTTGCTTCTGAAGAAGAAAAAGCCGAGTATCAGTACAAGAAGTTCATGGATGCTATCTGGGGTGCAAATGCTGAAGCTGACAGGGGTCGATATGGGCCGTCACCAGCTATTCAGCCACGGGGGTATGTGCCTTAAATGCCACGTACAACGAAGTTCACAACAATTGATTACCCGACTATAGGTGAGTCCTACAAGTCACCCTCACGGCCTTTAAGCACACAGAGAACAGTTAACCTGTGGCCTGAAGCAGTTAAGGCAGGCGGGCTAACTAAGACAGCGTTGCATCACTTCCCAGGGCTGAGCCGCAAGTCAACAGGTGCAGCCGGTGAATATGATCGAGGCTTGCATGAGTACGCAACTAAGCTGTATTCAGTTGCTGGTGGCGCAATGTATCTCATTGATGCATCAGGGACACGGGTAGTCATTGGGTCTATAGCTGGCACTCAGATTGTAGGGATGGCTGATAATGGTACGACAATGGTCATTGTCACGGGTAGTGGTGAATACACCTATGACGGCGCGACACTTACAGCCTTGTCGATATCCGGGGCAAATAATCCAACTAACGTGGAGTTCCTGAACGATCAGTTCATTTACGATGGTGATACGGGCCAGGTTTATATATCTGATGTGGGCCTAGTAACTGTCACCGCCGGAAATACATTTAAGCCATCTCCAGCCATTGGTACCTTAGTTAGAAGTTACGTATTCAATCAGATTATCTATGTGTGCGGGACAAAAGGTATAGAGCCTTGGGATAATATCGGGGTAGGACAGCCGCCAGTGGCACGAATCAACCAAGGTATTATCGAGAATACTGGGCTGGCTTCTCGAACCGGAATAGCGAACACTGAGGGCGCAATGTATTTTGTGTCAGATATCGGTGAAGCTATACAGCTAACAGGGTTCCAGCCTAAGACTATTTCAACGGTAGCCATTGCTAATGCTTGGAGTGATTACACATTAAGTGACAGTGTTGTATCTACGTTTTCATTCCAGTCGCTTGATTTTGTTGTGTTTTCATTCCCGACAGATGGCAAGACGTGGGGGTATGTTGAGCAGTATGATTTATGGTTTGAGCTTGAGCATGATGTTGATGAAAAACGCTGGCTAGGCAACTCAATTACGCATGCTTACGGTAAAATATGGGTAGCTGATTATAACAGCGGTAACATGTATAACTTGGATTCGTCTGTTTATACTAACAACGGTGTAACAATCATGCGTGAACGGTCTTACCAGCCTTTAGGCGGCGAAACGTTCGGCAAGCCAAGGCAGCGGTACCAAATGAGTGCACTAAGAATTTCATGTGAAACCGGTATCGGGACTACCTCAGAAACCAACCCATTACTTATGATTAGTATGAGTACTGACGGCGGTAAGTCGTTCAATGGTGAAGTCTGGAAGAAGTTAGGCGCAGAGGGTGACTATAAAGAAGTAGAAACATACTCTAACCGGCACTTTAGAGACTTAACCACACGGCTAAGGTATTCCGAAGAAACGCCATTTAGTCTGTATGGCAGTAGTTTAGATGTTCGGGAGGCAGGACGATGAGCTTTATAAATAACCCTGCAAACTTAAATAAGATTCGAAATGGAACAACTGTTGGGGAGCAATACCTTGGGCAAGTTGAGACATTCTTACGCAATGTATTTACTAAGATTGGAGTTGTCACACGCCTTGATTCTTTCACAGTAGCTACATTACCTGATGCAAGCGATTACGAGGGGGCTATGGTACACTGTTCAGATGAGATAGGCGGTGCGGTGCCGGTATTTTCCGATGGAACAAACTGGCGAAGAGTAACTGACAGGGTGGTAGCATCAGCATGAAGACGGCAACACTTGATGACTGGGATGAATTCTTACGAATGGGTTACGAGTTTTACCTGCAATCTGGCTATCAAGACATGGGGGAATTTAACCCTAAGTTGCTGTTAGAAGTATTTCAAAAATTAGTATCTGAAGAAACCCTGATAATGAGTGACGGCGGAATGATTGGGTGGATTAATTTCCCTGTATTTATGACCGGCACTATCGTTGCTCAAGAGTTATTTTGGTGGGTAGATGAAGATAAAAGAAAAGGTGGCACAGGCTTAAAGCTGCTGAAAATGGCAGAGAAAAAGGCTAAATCACAGGGCGCACAACATATTCTTATGCTGTGTCTTGATCGATTAGATGGCGAAAAGGTAGCTAAGCTTTACAAAGCTATGGGCTATGAATCGAGAGAACAGACATTCATGAGGGCTTTATAAATGGCGATAGGCACAGGTACAGCGCTATTACTTGCCGGTGGCGCGGGTTTAATCGGTAATGCGATATCATCGAAGAACCAAAAAGAGGCTATAGAAGCAGGCACAGCGGCGCAGGTTGCGACAGCAGAGCAGGCATTGGACGTGCAACAGGATTCCGAAGCGGCACAGTTAGCAAGGCTTGATCCTTTTGCAAAGTTTGGTGAAGGTTTTATCCCGCAAGCAGAGCAGGCATTTGCAGACACAGAATCTTTATTTGCGCCTGGCGCCATTCAAGATGTTATGGGGGGTGAGCAATTTGGTGCTGTGTCAGAAGATACAACAAATAGGCTGCTAGCCCGATCCGCTGCAACAGGCAGAAGCGTAACCGGTGACACAGCAACGACATTGCAAACAGGGTTATTAAGGGACGCATCGGGCATTCTATCAAGTGAGAGAAACGCAGCCTTAAGCCGAAACCAACAGATCTTACAAGCTCTTGGTATTGGGCAGGCTTCAGCAGCAGGTGGTGCTAGTGTTATAGGGCAGTCTGGTCAACTCCAAGGCAGTTTACTCACAGATATTGGCGCAACTGAAGCAGCCGGTGAGATTGGCTCGGCTAATGTGTCAGCCCAAGCAATCCAAAACGCTCTAGGGTTGGTGCCATTCTTTACTGAAGCAGCACAAACAGTAGCACCAGTACCACCAGTAGCTTAGGAGGCCATATGGCAGTTAGACCAGACATTGCGCTACAAGCCCAAGGCATTAATCCAACTGCTGCTTTGGCGGGTGGGCAACAGACAGCTGAAGATATTAAAACCGCTGGTATTCGCCAAGCAATGCTCAATCAGCAGGCGGCTAATACAGTTTTAGAGTCTGGGCTTTTAAAGCAACGCCAAGAAACGGGCGAGTTACAGATTCAAGAAGCGCAGCGGCAGCAGTCAAGCGCTAAAAGCCTAATAATGAATCAGCTATTTAAGCAGCTTAAGAAGACGCCAATAGCTCAGCGGGCAGGTGTTGCATCAGCTGCTATACCATCGCTGCAGGGCTTCGGCATAACACCTGAACAGATTGGGCAATTAGATGTTTCAGATGAAGGCCTTGATCAGGGGATAGCAGCAACTAGTGTGTTTACACAGCAGCAGCAGGGTTCTACAGCAGCTCAAAAGGATTTCCAGTTCTTTCAATCTATTATCGAAGATCCTAATTCAACGCCTGAACAAATTCGAGCAGCCAAGATTGGTCAAGGCACAGAGGCTTCAGCAGGGCGCGGGCAACTTCGAGAAACCGGCGTACCTGGTGTATTTCAAGTGTTTGATTCAAATAATAATACGTTATCAGCACCGATGAAACGCAATAGCAGTGGTAATCTAATTCCGCTTACTCGTGAAGAGCAGTTAGCGGCTGGCTTAGCTGAAAGAGTCGAAGAGACTGAGGTTATCGGTGAGGCTGAAACTCAAGTAGCTGTAGAAAAGCAGCGAAGATTAGATGAAATAGCTTTAGATAAAGAGCTTAAAGCTACAGACATGAAAGACTTTAAGGTTAGAAGAAAAACTTTCATTGATCAGGGTGTAGGGGCTAAAGATTCCTTACCTAATATTAATCGTATGATTGAGCTTAATGACCGGGTGATTACTGGGGGTGCAACAGCACTAACTAAAGCTGTTACTGACTTTATGGGTATGACCTCTGCTGACCTTGGTGAATTTAACCGCCGTAGTGGTGAACTTGTTCTAAGTACTATTAGGCAGCTTGGGGCCAATCCAACGGAAGGTGAACGGGCATTCCTAGAGTTGATTCAGCCATCAGTTGGACAATCAAGCGAAGTAAATGCCGCTATTCTTGCTGATCTGAAGAGAATAGCAGAAAGGCAGGCAGCTAGAGCTAAGAAGCTACAGTCCAATCCTGACCTAGACCCTAATGATTTGATTTTAAATGAACCAGAGTTTATAGCTGAGTTTAACGGCGCACCTCAGCAGGGGCCAGCTACTCAACCAGCTTCCGCGCCTGTAATTAGAGACGATGGCTCATTAGATAATGAAGCCTACACAAACAGCTTATTCCAATAAGGTAACAGCATGGCCGAGAAATCAGTACAGTTACCTACCGAAGATGAGATAAAAGCCATCATCGTTAGAAAACTAAATGCTAGCGAAATCAACAGAGAGCAGGCGGAAGCCGCCGTTGCTCAGTATAGAGCAGATGTTAAGCGCTTCGGCCCTCCTTTGTCAGATGATCAATTTAAGGTCATTGATGAGAAGGTAGAAAAAACCTCATTTGGATCATTACTCAGGGGAACGGTCAGTTCGTTAGTTGGCAACATCCCTGGCGGCGAAGTCAATTCTCAAGAAATGTTCGACGAATTAAAAGATGATCATCGAGAAGGACTCATACAAGCCGAGAAATTCAAAATGGTCAACCCTGAAGTGGCTTCAATGCTTGAAGGTATAGGCCCGGTTGAGGCCGCCTTAATAGGGGCAGGTGGGGGCCTAGCAAAAATAGGTCGAGGACTTACCGGCACAAAGCCCGAAGAGTTTGAGCAAGAAGCATTTAAGAACCTGAAAAAATTCGGCCCGGCTGGTGGATTTGCTACGGCTGGTGAAATAGCTGGCGAAACAGCACCATTTTTAACGCCAGCTACATTGGCGAGCGGTATAGCTTCGGTTCCTGTAAGGGCTGTTGTTGGTACTGCACTAGGAGGCTTAGAAGGTGGCGTTATTGCAAGGGGTGAAGGTGGCGATGTTGGTAAAGGCGCGGGTATTGGTGCCTCTATTGCGGGTGCTCTTGAGGTGGGCGTGCCTGTCATTGGTCGCGCTGGCGGTGCATTATTTCGTAAGCTGACTGGCCGCGCTCCAAAGGCACCAATTATTGATACGGCCGGAAATTATACTGATGAATTTGTAGATATGTTAAGCAATAACAACATCAAAAGTGATGATTTCCTAGCTGATGTACAGAGTGTTGTAGCTGGCACTGGTGGAGACGACAAGATAACTAATGCAGTAGCCGACGTTGCAACCGCTATAAAATCTGGTGAAGCAAGAGATCTTAAGGCAATCGCGGCAAGTCCTGATATAGACCCTCAAGTATTGGCGGCGGCAGAACGCCTAGGAGTGGCTGAAGATTTACCCGTATCAGCTTTGTCTAAGAATCAACAATTCATTGAATTAGAGCAAGGGTTGAGCTCTATTATCGGCAGTGATGTAAGCTCTAGGCAAGTCAGGGCTATCGAGTCAGTTAAGACCAAAGCAGATGATATAATTACAGAGTTAGGTGGCACCACTACTGATACTGGCGGCCTGTCTGAGCGGGTATTCGGCGAAATAGACTCAACACTAACAGGATTGCAAGCTCAATCTAATGATCTTTATGATCAAATTGCTAAAGCTGTACTACCAGAAACACCGGTTAGCGATATGGCTCCACTACAAGACTATATGCGTGAACAATTAAAGACGGTCGCCAACCAGGCCGACAAGTTAGATAAAGTTGATAAGCAGCTCATTGAGAATCTAATGGGTACTGAGGGCAAGGGTGTAATAGTTACCTATGCCATGATTGACCGAGAGCGTAAGAAAGTTGGCGAGCAATTAGCCAAGAAATCTACGCCATTCCCAGATGCTACAGAAGCCGAGTTGTCTAAAGCATATGCTATGTTGACTGACTTGCAGGGGAGCGCATTACAATCTATGGATGCAGATAAGCTACCAGGTGGAGGCGCTAAAGCCTTGCAATCAATCTGGCAGGAAGGAAAGGATCTAGTTGCTAAACGCAAGGGTATCGAAGAGGGGCTAGTGGATAATTTTGGTAAAAACTTTGGCACTAATATCATTCCAACATTAGAGGCAGGGTTATTTAAGTTACCTAAAGATGGTACAGAGAAGTTTGCTAAAGCCATTGACGCGGTACCAGAAAACATGAGAGCCGAAGCTATTGCCACATCATTAAATAATGTGTTTACGGCTGGCAGTAGACAATCAAAGCTAAATATGGGTGGTTTTGCCGACTGGTATAATAAGTTGAATAGAAACCAAACAGCCAAAAACGCACTATTGAAGCACTTGCCAGAAGGCGGAGCCCAGCGAATAGAGGACTTAGCAACAGTCTCTAATAGCTTCAGGAATGCATTACTAAATAAAAAAGACACTGGGCGAGTGGCTACATTATTTTCTAACTATGACAAGCCTAATGGCCTATTAGATAAGCTGTACAACTTAGGCGGAAACGCACCTGATCCAACAACAAGAGCAACATCAATGGTTGTTAGAGCATCAATGAAAGGCGGCGATGACTTAGCAGTAACAGCCGATAGAATGTTAGGCAGTGAGCAATTTAAGCGAATGGTTGTAGCTTCGGTCGACGATCCAACAAGCGAAGCCGCACAGCGGAGTTTAAGAGCGTTAACCGCATCAAAGCCATATAATCAGTGGGTGGAAGCACTACCGAAAAATGTTAGAGCTGAAATGCTGAGTGCTGGTATAATCCCTTGGCTAGTAAGCGAAGATGAAGAGCAGCGAGAAACAGGAGTGCAACCATAATGGCGTGGAAAGCAATTACAGGAATACCCCCGCAATTCTCGAAAGATGGTGATGAATTAGCATCTGGTTATTACTTAAAATTCTATACGGAGAATACAACCAGCGTTATTGATATGGCTGCCAACTCTACGGGCGGTACTTTGCTGCAAAAAGCTAAGCTTAATAGCCTTGGTTACCCGATATCGAACCCGGCGCTAGAGTCAACTATTTTTATTCCTCATCTAGAAGAAGATTACCGAGCAGTTTTATACCCGACTGAAGCAGACGCAGACGGCGACATTACAGCCAATGCTATCTGGAATGTCCCATCAACTGAAGTGGATGTAATTTTAATCGGTGACGCGGCTGACGTTACGTTAAGAGCGACAACCATACAGACCCAAGATGATTATGACAGATCTAGATTATTCACAGATGGTGATGGTTTCACGGCTGGAGCTGGGCCCCATGTGATAACGGTTCCGACAGATTACACGCCAACTAATGCAGATTTTAGGGCCTATCGTGCTGATGCATCTAATATATATGTTGCATTAATCCCTACTGCGACTACTGCGACAACTTTTACGCTTGGTGAAACCTTGCTTAGCACTGATACTATATTTATAGGTGATGACAGTAACAGAAACCAGTTTGATGGCGATGCAGCAGGCAATAGGGCAAGGCTCGACGTCCCTTCAAACAGTGAGGCATTACTTGGAGCCAATAATCTCTCTGATGTTGATAGTGTAATTACTTCTCGTGAAAATCTAGGGATTGAGCTTAAGACAATATTCACAGGAGATAAGCAGACTATCGTTAAGGCTGATCTAACAGGCGGGGTATGGCCTTCTGGCCTAATGAATGTGTACTGGGCATCTACGGCGGCAGCTGCAATCACTTCTATTGGCTCCACGTTTTTCGTTCCTGGCAGCACGTTAATAGGTCGCGCCAATACATCAGTAACAATTTTTGCAAACAGCACAGGGAGGGCTGAATTAGTGTTCGTCTTAAGCCCTGGGGCAGAAAGCCTAACAATAACTTTATTGGATGCTGCGGGCGTGTTTGTATCTAATGCATACATTAGAAGTATAGAAACTATTCCATGCATAGGGCTATAAAATGGCATACACACCAGTTTCAGGCGTAGTACCACAGCTCAGCACAACAGCTAACGAGCTGGCCGATGGTTATTACTTAAAGTTCTACATAGCAAACACGCCAACGCCGTTAAGTATGGCGACTGATGGTACAGGGCTAACATTATTGTCTGAGTGTAAGTTAAACCCAGACGGCTACCCTATTTCAAACCCATCAGATAATAAAACAGTTTTTATTCCACACCTTACTGTTCCTTATCGAGCAGTTTTATACACAAACAAAACAGACGCTGATAATGATACAACTGCTAATGCTGTTTGGAATGTGGCAGATATTAGTATTGTGGGTGTTAATGCCGTTCAATCAATCGCCTCAGTAGCCGACCTAGCTGGTTTGGTGGGAGTGAGTGGGCAGCAGGTTAATTTACGTGGCTGTCAGCCGGGGGTGCTAACTGGCGGGGGCGTATTTGTATGGGGGGTTGGGATACATAATGGCGGTACATTTATAGACCCGCTCCGTGCATTCCCGGATTTTACAAATGAGACGGAAAAAGCGGCTTGGTTTAGTACCGCCGGGGGCTCCGTGCCAGGTTGGCATAGGGTTGATTCTGATATAGTTGAACCGGTACATTTTTGCGCAGTTGGTGATAACTCAATTGACGACACAAAGGCAGTGAAAGCTTGCTCTGATTACTGTAGTAATAATAATAAGATTCTTAGAAGCACAGTAAATGGACTTCAGTATAAAATAACATCCTTAAGAGTACTTAATGGGATTAAGGAGTTTTCAATCACAGCAGGAGAGCTAGCTCCTACGGGAGTGTCTGTGGATGGCGTAATAGAATTAGATGGCCCTGTTAAATTCTCTTCAGCTGCTGTTGAGGATGCAAAAATATCTTGCCGCATTAATATGTCAAATGGTGACAGAACGGCGATTTTTGCTGACGGCTGCATAAACTGTGAATTCACTAGCAATGAATTTTATAATTATACTGATCACGCTTCACTAAATCATTACGGCATTCTTTTATGGGAGGGATCGACGGGTAACTTCATACATCATAATAGAATTGTGGGTGTGGATTCTCCAACTCAGCGCGGATTGCTTGTAGATCTATTGGGCCAGTCTGATGCTTTCGGTGGGTATTTTTCGGGCTCTGGTGTAGTCACTCGCAGTACCAACCCGTGTGCAAAAAACATAATCACAGACAATCAGCTTATAAATGGCAGCTATGCAGTAAATATGCTAGGAAGTGAACATAACATTATTTCAAATAATGAGTGCGTAAACCAGAATCATAGATCTATTTATTTAGCTAACACATGCTTTTTTAATAACGTCACTTCTAATCAGTTAACTGATTTTTTGTCTAGTGCTGTAGTTCTTGGTTACGGCTCCTCTTATAACCATATTTCAGATAATGTTTGCATAAATGAAAATGTATATGTAGCGGGTGAGGCCTGCATAAATATAAATACTGGCGGAGCGAATAATCTTGTTTCTGATAATATACTTAATGCGGCCATGAACTACGGTGTTTATGTAGCCGTTGGCGCAGTCGGGAATGAGATTAGAGACAATAAGATAAGAAACTTTTATCAAGCCGGGATTGCGCTTGAAAATGATTGGACTAGCCCAAATCCAACGAATGCATTTTATTCGAGGCCAAATTTTGCTGCGCCTCCCACAGGTACTGATTGGGCTTTTGTTGATACAGAGAAGAATCTAATTGAAGGGAATACTATTTATGAGGGCTACGCAGGGCGAAACGTGGCCGCTATTTATGTTTCACAAATTGAAACAACTTCAGCTATTGATACAAAAAACAATATCATTAGAAATAATAGCGTATTGAGTCCTGACCAAATTGCTTATAATTTATTCATCTATGCAGAAGATGAGCTAAGCTTTACGGATTTGAAATTATCTGGCAATACTTTTGATCCAGGCAATGCATTTGCGTCCTACACAGTGACGGGGACAACTACATGGAATGATAAAATATCATGGTCTTCTGGAAATGATCTATTAGAAGACATTCTTAACGGAGAGTATTTAGATTTTGTTGATGCCGATACAACACCAGACGTTACAACAAATGGCCCAACCAGAACATTTATGTTTAATAATGCCGCTTTAACGAATGTTACATTTTTTGATAGCGGATTTGAGGGGCAAGAAGTGCAATTTAGAGCTGATGCGAACACGCAAATCATTTATGGAGCAACAACAATAAGGACGAAAGGTAGTGTCAGTACGGGGGCTCTGTCGTCCAACGCAATAATGCGATTTAAAAAATTTGGTACGATTTGGTATGAGCAGTATAGAAATTTCTAACACACCAGGAGTAACACATGAAAAACCTAAACGTACGAATGACGACACAACCAGATCCAACACCTAAGCCTAAGCCGCCCGTACAGGACGACGAAGATCATAAAGGGAGTGGTACGCAACAGTGATTGAATCGTTTCTAGAACATCTTAACGGGTTTATTGTAGATAGTATCTTTGTGGCCTTAGCTGCAATAGTTTTTGCTGTGTACCGAACCCGTGCTGCATTATTTGTGCTAGCTAACTATATGTTTATTTTAGTAACTGTTTACAGTGTTTTGACGTATCTCACGTTTTCATACCAATATAACGTGGATTATCACCTAGCGATGAGCCTTTATACTTTAATGTTCTTAGCGCTGGTGATGGTGGTTATAAAAAAGCACGCATTATTAAAGTTCGGCCTAGCATTGAATTTCCTGTTGCATGGAGCATCAATGCTAAAAGAACCTGCATTGCAGCTTGGGATGATAAATTACGGCACGTATACTGCTATATATAACAGTTATCCAAGCGCGCGAATTCTGATAGTTTCATTGCAGATAATGGGGTGTCTAATACATGGTGACAGGACACATAGGAGAAGTGATGATATTAATAATCGCATTCGTTCTAGTGTTCGTCGCGTGTTTAATGGTCTTCGCGTTCATTCCTTCAGCATATTACGAGCTAAAAGGTCATGACGCAGAGAAGCAAAGAATCCGAAGTCAAATGGGAACAGTACGCGAAAAGCCAACTGGAGCAGTCAGCCAGGGCGGAGCGGTTCGAGCTAGAACAGCGAGAACGCGCAAACAGGATGGAGAGCTCCCAAGATCAGACAAATCAAAAGCTAGACAGCGTGGTAGGGGAATTATCAGGACTAAGCAGCTCATTAACAGGCCTGACAGTTGAGTTGCGTCACGTAGTCGAGGGTAACGACCGGGTAAGTAAGGAAGTAGACGCCATTACTAAGCGCGTCACACTGTTAGAAATCAATGGAGCCTCGCGAGAAACCAAACTTAAGATTATAATCGGTGTAATGACGGCAGCATTTGCCTCATTGATTACATGGTTTATGGGCAATAGATAGAGGTGATGTATGTCAGAAAAAGCAAACTGGGAAGAGTATCCGAATTTCAGCAAAAGTGAGTTCGATTGCAAAGAGACCGGCGAAAACAAGATGCGCCATCATTTCATGACGCGACTGCAAAAGCTCCGGAAGGCTTACGGCAAACCCATGGTAGTTACCTCTGGCTATCGATCTCCTAAGCACTCAATAGAGGCTAGAAAAACTAAGCCCGGAATCCATCCTGACGGCATTGCAGTTGATATAAAATGCCGAGGGCAAGACGCCTTAGAGCTTCTAGAGTTGGGTTTAAATATGGGCTTTACTGGGCTTGGTATATCTCAGAAGGGTGCTGATCGCTTTATTCATTTTGATTTACGAGAATTCCCAAATATTTGGAGCTACTAATGTGGAACCTACTAGTAAAGCCAGCAATCGAGCTAGCGTCAACGGTTATCAAGGGGAAGCAACGTGTTAAAGAGGCAGAAATCTCTGCGAAAGAGAAAGCAGTCGCGTCGAAAAATGACTGGGAGCTTGAATCAGCCAAAGCGGCGGCCACTTCGTGGAAAGATGAGCTATGGACTGTTCTTTTTGTTGTTATCATTGCGGCTTGCTTTTTCCCTTCTTCACAGCCTTACGTGTTCGAGGGCTTTAGGGCGCTTGAAGAAACGCCGAACTGGTTCCAGATAGCAATTGGCATGTCCGTTAGTGCTTCATTCGGCATTAAAGCGTATACCATGTTTAAGAAGTAAGCCCCATAAGGGGCTATATCCACGCTTGATACTTAATGTCATCTTTAAACCGAGCTTCAGCGTCTAAGATTGCCTCTTGCTTTTCCCAGAACTTTTGACTAATCGTTGCGCCAGCTTCTAATTTAACGCATTTAACGCATTTGCCGCTTGGCGTGTAATATCTATTCGTGCCGCACTTTTTGCACGTACAACCTGTAAATAGGCGTTCATTCGCGTGCTCTGCTTTTAATTGAGCTTGTTTGTGATTCATGACAGCACCTCTAGCGCATCCAGTACGCTCATACGCGTGATTATAAAGTATATGCCCAGTCTTGCCGGGTTTTGATCGAATTGAGCGGCTATGAGCACTACAGCCAGCCCGAGCCCTATTGCTACTAGTTTATTCATACATCCCCCAGAATAATATCTTTGCAAACGTAAGACTTGAACAGTCTGCCAGTGCCGGCGGATATCTTAACCTTCTCGCCAATCGAAACGGCAGAGTATTTGCCTTCGCTCGTACTACAATTAATACGCTCACCCTCTATGACGGTCGTGACACGCCACACAGCAGCATGGTAAGTCGATGATTGCTGTACGCGCCCGTTTGAATCTGTATAGCTTGAGTATGTGTAATGCGCCGGCTTATGGTGCTTATCGACTACGCCGGCAATCATAGGCCTAGTTTCGATTCCGATTGAGTTAACGGCCGGCACCACTACCGCGATTATGATCCCAAAAATCGCTACGCAGATCATCGTTTCAATTAATGTAAAACTTTTCATACCTTCCCCTTATGGCCCGAAGGCCTGCTACACGTAGACATTATGTCTACGCATGTTATGGGCGACAGTGCCGCCCTGTTGGTGTTATCAGAATAACCTGTTCTCAATCTTAGAAATGGCGTCGCGTGCCATTTGAAGTCTGCGCGTGATTACGTCAGGCCCGTCAGATAGGATTTCAGCTAATGTGCATAGTGGTGAGACTGGTGGTTCTTCGATGCCTACATTACTTGCTGTCTTAGGCCCCTCAATCCTCTCTAACAAGGATTCTAGCCGTGCAGTAACCTCTCCAATTTCTCCAATTGCGTTACGTAGTACCTCGTGCTTATCGGCATTAGGTGCTCTCCCAACTATATCGCCTGCTTCATATTGCTTATTCATCTTCATTCCTCAGCGGCTTATGACCGCATGTTATTAAAAGTTGTGTGGTT